GCCTTTAATTGGTGAATAACCATCTAAACCGTGAAATCCTGATGCGCCATCACGACCATCACGACCATCTATACCATCTTTACCATCTATACCATTATTTCCGTCACGACCGTCAATACCGTCTCGACCGTCAATGCCGTCATCACCTTTAGGTAATTCATCTTTTGCAAGATGTAAATGACCAAGCTTTTCTTTTTCTGTATAGGTTACCTTTTTATAAGTACCATCAGATTGTTTAATATAAATAGTATTACTCATTTTGGAACAGAAGGATAAATCGGTTTTTGACCTGGTGCACCAGGTGTTGCTAACGAATGAAAGCCTTTAGTATATCTAATATGAATATCCCAGTCAATAGTTTCACCACTCTGTCCAACAACATTGAAATAGATAGATTGTGTACCATTAGGAAACCATTCGAAATCACAACCTGTGAAATCTTTCTTTACATCATATGTAAATGAACCAGTACCGCCTATTTCCTGTAATGTAGAACCACTATGTCTGAAACCACCCCAAGTTTTTGATAAAAAAGCTTTTGAACCAGTAGAATTCATACCTAAAGCTACCGATTCGATAAATACACTTTCACCAGGTAACATTGGTATTGCATCAAAAGTGTAAACTCTATAATTAGACATTGTTACTGAGATAAAAGAATTAAATGATGCTGACTCCATATCAGATGCAGTGGTTCCTAACAGTGAATAGTAATATCTATTACCAGAGGCTTCTGCATAAAAAGTATTTTCAACACCAAGTATAAATGTTGTGTATGTTAATCTAACACCATCGTAGGGTTTATATCTGAAAAGTGTATTTTTTACTGACATTATTTTATTCGTTTATTAAGTTCTTTTATTTCTTTTATTAATTCAGACATGGTAAGTTTTAACTCATCAAACTTCTCTGTTAAGTTATCAATCTTGTTTTTATAATCAACTTTTAACATATCAATTTCGTTTTTATTTTGATAAGAAAGTTGTTTAACTTCTTTCAAGTCATCCATTGTTTTTTTCAAAAAATATGATATTATTGCCAGCATTATACCACCAATAAACGTTAGTATTTGCATTTCCATTTATGAAAGGTATTTTTTTAAGAATTTAAGTTCTTCGTAAGTAAGGTCTTTATATCTATCTTCAATATAGATATCTGAATCATATTGAAAAGTAGAAGGATACATATCATCACTTGCCGCATTATAAAGAGGAAATTGAATTGAATATTCGCATAAGAAATTAACTACTCTTGTGTTCCAGAATTCAGCTAAATTCTTAACTTCCTCTCTTAAAAATCTCATTTCTTCCATTGTTGAAGTTTGTGTATCAGTTGAAGTTGCTCTTGCTACGCCTAAGTTTCTAATTTTAAATGTAAGATGTGGAATAGCCATATAAATAGTCCAATAAGCAAGTGCTTTACTACACATATCAACTAACTGTCTTTCGATGTTTGAGTAGGTTATACCTGAATATAATTTCCACTCTAAATCTACATAAAGTGGTGTACCTAATACATCTTGAATGTAAACATTTTGACTTTCTTCTACGAATGGATAGATTTCTTGTATATCTATTGATTTACCTAATGGTGTATATTCTGTTAAATAGACATCATCAATAAATAGTGCTGAAAATGTAGCTGCCATTATACTTCTTCTATTATTTTTATTGGAGTTAACTCTTCGATATCAATTCTTGCAACTCCATTATAAATCAATACTTGTTTGAATGCATCAAGTATAAGTTTTCTTTCAGGTTTGATAACCATATTGTTGAATATTTCCCAAGATTGTAACAATTCATTAGAGTAACCAAGTTTACCTGGTGTTTGTATACCTAAAAGTTGAGGATGTGCTCTATGAGCCGTGATTATATTTTGAATAATTTGTTCAGATACTTGAATAAGTCTTTGGTCTATATTTGTAGCATTTATAGGTTCAACATCTGGTGATAGGTCTCTACCATCAGAATAGAATATTATTGCTTTTCCAGTGTTCTGTGGTCCACCGTGTTGAGCTTTGATTGCTTCTGAATTCATTCTTCTTTCATCAGGTGTAGGTTTTTTATAGAACTTAAATACAATTGATGGTGAGAAGCCATTTTTAATTGCAGCCATTTTATATTCAGCCATAAGACCATCCGCTTTTATCCATCTTAAAGCTGAATAATAATTTGGTAATGCATAGTAGTCCATATTGTTATCTTCATATTTAATGAAAATCAATTGTCTGACAGCATCACCGTTCGGATCGAACGCATCTATTTCACGTGGTGGATATTGTCTTGTATTAGACCAGTTTTCTGAATAATAATATTTTCTAACTTGGCCAAATTCGTCTTTTTTACCCATTGCGATTCTTGACGCATCTAACCAATTGATATCAGCAATTCTTGTTCTATCCATTGAATAAATAACTTCAAAGCATGAATAACCAAACGTTTCTTGGTCTCTTGCAACTTGATAAAAAGCTTTATCTAACTTTCTCCAGAATGGTACTAATTTCCAATTATCTACTAAAAATTGATTTGATAATTCTCTTGTCGTATCGAAAAGAAAACCATTACCAGCAATCAAAGCTGATTTACTTTCAATAATAGAATCGTGTATTGAAGAGCTATTTCTATATTCTAAAATGTCCAATGGAAATGAGTTGTTAGGTCCAAATAAAACCCAATCAAATCCTTTATGTTCTTTAGGCATCGGTAGGTCAATATTTCTCATATTGATTGCTTCTACTAATGCTCCGCCTAAATCTTGCTTAGGCTGTTCACTTTTGCTTCTAATAAAGTCAAATAATGCCATAATTATCTTCTAAGGACTGGTGTATTTTTAGCAGGTCTTGATAAAGTAGTCCAACTTTTATCTTCTTCTACCATTACTTTACCCGTTTCAAGTAATGTTGAACCATCTTCAATCTTATAAGACCACATACCGGCAGCTAAATCAATTGTATTAGGTAATGATTCAGGTTTAGCTACAAGCAAATTAAATTTAGACCACTTATTAGTAGGTTGTAGGTCTGTAGGGTAAAAGACCTTTGATACTCCACTAATATCATTTGTGAATGTGAATTTAAAACTACCTGTTGAGCCAATAGGTGCTGATTCTCTTAGACTAAGCCAAACTGAAGAAGTAACGCCAGGTGTCAAATAAATCATAGATGATATCTTTTTTTATTTATGTCTCTAAACTTACCACTTGTTTTTAGTTATAAAATTATATCTGCTTTAATTTTCATAAAATAAAAAACCCGTAGAGTAATCCACGGGTTTTTTTATAGAGAAGTTGTATGAAACAACCGGTTTATGTTATAACAAACCATTGATGATTGAAGCAGATACACCAGGTGCTCTGTCGATTTCAAATCCTTTAAGTGTTAATACATAATTAGATCCATCAGCTTTTGCTGTTCCTGAAGTTGAAGTTGATTCTGAAAGATACATACCTTCAACAGCACCAGGATACCAGAAATAACCATTAGAATCTTTGATAATTACTGCTAAGTCTCTTTGAGTAAGCAGTGCAAGAGTATTTCTTTTTTGAACATCTCTTCTTGGAATTGTAGTTGTGATAGTTTGCTCGAAAAGTGCAGAACCAGCTTCAACTGATTTAACCAAGTCTTCTGTAAATGTAGCTGAGTTTCTGTTGAACTCAAATTCATAGAACTTAGAAGCAGATGCCATTATAATACTTGATACGGTACCTCCTGATTCTGTATAAGAAACAATATTATCGAAATCTGTTAAATATAATTTAGTTAACCCTCCGATGTTATTGTCGCAATTTAAAGAAATACCGCCTGAAAATGATACACAAGCCATTGTTTAAATTTTATTTTTTGTCCATCTAAGGATTAAGAGTAAAGAACGATTTCGTTTCCATACAAGTAGTTAACACCGAACTTCAATGAAGTTGCGAATCTTTCTGTTCTCGCACCTGAAATATTTCTTTGTGGTATGATGATGATTTCATCCCAATCAGAAGTCAAATCAGTTAAGAAGAATACTTTATCAGAGTTGAAAGCAATTGCTTGTTTAGCATCCAATCCTGAAGTAGGAATTAATCTATAACCTAAGTAGTTAAGTTCTTTGTCACCTACTAAGAAAAGTCCACCTTGAGTAGAAGCTTGTGCTTGTTTGTAAGCGAAAGCGATTTCTTGAGAAACAAAGATTTTGAAATTAGGTTGATTTCTTACTTGTGCAGGAACTGCATTAAGAATTCTATTTAACTCACCAACAACGTTAGAAAGAGTGATTGAAGAAGCTGTAGCAGCAACATCAATAACAGCTGAATCAGCCAATAATTGTTTTACTAATCCATCGCAAAGGCTAAGTGGATAAGAAGATGTTCCAGTATCACCTTTAAACATAGTGATTTCTAAATCAGAAGCAACTTTCTCAGCTACGTAGTCAACTACGAATTCAGCATAAGAGTTTGGCATAACTTCTTCGTTGTTTGAACCTGCTCTCAATTGAAGTGAAAGGTAATTCGCTTCAAATGTAGTAGCGCAGTATTCTAAGTTTACTTTAAGGTCACAAACTTCCATAGTTTTTTGATTCAATGAACCTTCTCCTGTTGCAGAGAATGAACAATCATCAGCTTGTAGAATGTTTCCTAAGTCAGAGTATGCTAATTTGATTTTACTCTTAACGTTAGGAATAAGAGCTAACTCATTTTTAGCAACACCAGAAGTAAGAACTTTTTTGAAGAAACCTTCAGCGTCCTTACCATAAAATGTAGTATTGTCTGTCAAAGCCATTTTATATAATTATTTTTTGTTTTATAATCGATATGTATTCAAACCATCGATTTGTTTTTGAATTCTTATGCAGGTGCTTCTATTTTTATAATCTATTTTAGACATTACCTATTTATTTTCGTTTTGCGAATTCTTTAACTCTTGCTTCCATTTGAGAAAATTTAGAATCTAATGCAAGATTCGCTTGATTTTTCTTAATTGATGCAGTAGCTGGTGTAGTGGCAAACTTTTCTTCTATTTGTTTTTTAAACTCAGTAGTTTCTTTTTGTGATTCATTCAAAAGAGATTTTAGGTTTGTAATTTCATCCATCAATTCAGAAAATCTCGCATCAATCATTTGTGATACTTCTTCTGAAGTCAATGCTTGAGTAGTACCATCCTCAACTGCCATTTCAGCATTAGAAGGTTCTGGCTTACCATCAACAACTGGTACACAATTTGGTACTTCTTTACCATCAACTATTTTCATGCCTACTTGTTCGTAGCCTTCCCAACATGGTCCGTCTTCAGCTAAATTTTTCATATCTTCTTCAACAGCAGATACTTCGATTTCAATTACTGCACCATTTGCAGTTGTTACGACAGTCCCGTCTTCTAAAACGTGGTCAGCATCTGGTGCCTTTTGAGTAAGTGCCTCATCTATATAGATAATAGTACCCATACCGAACTCACCATCCCAATAAACAGTTGTACCATCCTTAAGAACTGCAGTGCCTAATTTAATTTCATTTTCCATTATTTGTTCTTTATTTTTTAACGATAATTGTAAGTCAGCTAATATTTCAACTGAAAAACCTTTAACCTCGTCATTTTTAACTGAGGTCATCCAGAAATCTTTATCTTTAACTTTTACCGAACCAAACCAAGTACCTTCTGGTAAATCAAACTTAAAGTTTTTAGACTTATCCTGATCCCCTTCAATAATCCAGTTTTGAGTTACAAATGCCTCAACCTTTTTATCAGTGTGCATAAAGTTGATATTTCTGTTATTCAAGTCTTCGTTGAATTTATCTGCTATCTTTTGAATTTCTTCTTTTTTAAAACGAACATAATATTCACCATTTTGGTCATCGTATCTATAAATTAATTTATTAGGTATTAAAAAAGGTCCATAGAGTAATTGTTTATCTCCAGATGTTTTAAAAATCATTTCGATTGCATCTCTTTTAGATAATTTAACCCAATTCACACCAATTGCTGGTTCATCGACTAATGAAATCATACCAACACCTTGTTTTAAATCTTCATCATCAATTATGATATCATAAATAGGTAAATCTTTATTCATATTCTATATGTTTTTTTATATGCAAAATGTTTTAGCCGAAACTTGCATTACTTTCTAATACTCTCACTCTATTTTGAGTATCCGTAATATCACTTTCAAGTACATAAACTTTTTGGAATGTAGCACCAGAACCTGTTGTATTCTGACCACCTGTATTCGTTGGTGTACCGGTAACATTTTCGTTGAATGATGTGAATCCTCCACCAGTTGCAGCAAGTGATGATGCAGCAACACCACCAGCAGATGCAGCAAGTGCTGAGTTAGGTTGTGTTATTTCTGTAGTTGAAGGTGCTTCTAATTGAGTTTTTCTTATATTTGCAACTTGAACCGCTGTAGTAGCAGCTACTAATGCAGCTAAAATACCACCTACAATAGGACCAGCAATCGGTCCTAATTGAAATGCGCCTGTGAAAGCTTGTACAGCACCTTGAATTCCAGCGATGATAGCTGATGCTATTTTTAATTTCTTTTCTCTTTCAAAAGCTTCTTTTTGACTTTTAAATAACTCTCTGTCAAGTGATTTTTGATTTGATTTTATAGCATCAGTTCTTTGTAATTCTAAAAGTTCTGATGATTTATTATATTGCTCTTGAGAAATTAATCCTCTTTCTAATTGTGAAGTCAAATTAGCTAATTGATTATTATAACTTTCATTTATAGTGGACTCTTGATTAGCATAAGATTCCTCTACTTTTGCTAATCTTTTATCTTCCTCCATTTGCAAGCCTTCAGTTATAGCAGTTGCCAAATCAACAATTTGATTTCCAAAATTCGCAAAAGCTCTTGCCCATTTATCTAAAAGATTCAGTCTATAACTTAATATCTCATCTTCTGTTTTCTTGGCATTATTTTTTCGACCATTCTCGTATTCAGCATCAGCTTCGGATTTTTTAACATTAGCTTCTTTATTTAAGTTTATTGCAGTTTGATTAATCACATTCTCTGTTGAAATTGCCTCTGCTTGTGCATCATCTTGTGCTTTTTTACCATTTTTACCAATCTCATTTAGATAATTTTCATTAAGTTCTACCCTAAACTTACCTGTTTGTTCATCTTGTGTTATAATGAATTTATTCAATCCGTTATAATACTTGACAATTTCAGCTAATTGAAATTGATTTTCATTCTCAATTTGTTGTTTAGTTGCTTGAAGTTGCAAATTAGCATATTGTTCTTGCAAAAGCAATCTTTCTCTTTGCTTAGTCTCAAAATCTGTTAGAGATAAATCGTTATTTTCTAATTCTCTATCTAATCTATCAATTTGTATCTTTGTTAAACGTGCATCAAGTGCTATTAATGAGTCACCAACATTATTATTACCGAATGTAATTTCTTGTTGTAGAATTTTTTCAGCCAATAACAAGTCCTGTAATAAATCTTTCTGTTTTTTTAATCTTTCGGTATTTTCAATATCAATCAAGTCATTAGTTCTATCACGTTCTATGCCTAATCTTTTTTGATAAGCGACTTCAAGATCTATAAGAGCTTGATTTCTTACTCTAACATCCTTTACATTATCTTCAATTGATTTCTTTTGAGCTTCATATTCTTGAATGATTGCTGAAAGTGCAATATCTCTTTCAAATTCAATATCATCTACTCTCGAAACGGTTCTTTGTACTCTCTGTCTTTGTAGTTCATTTTCTGCTTGACTTGTTCTACCTATAAATTCTTGCAATGAATTTAAAGCCTCATTTTGTTTTTGCTTAATATCTTCTAAATCTTTAGAAGTATTTTTAGCACTACCTGAGGTCTTCTCAAAAGCATTTTGTAATGATGTTGCATATTTTTGTGCTTCAACACCTAAATTTTCAATTTGCTTTTGTATCGCATCGTTTTCTTTTTGTAGTTGGCTTTGCCTTGCTTGTGAATTAGCAATCTCCTGACCTGTTCTATTGTTACTTGCTATTTGCAAACCTCTATTGAAATCAACACCAGATTGTAATTGGTCTAAATAAACACCACTCTGTTTCAACAAATCATCTTGTAAATTAAATTGAGAACCAAGATTCTTAACATAAATACTTTGATTGAAGTTGATTTTACCTTGTAAAGTTTCAAGTTCTCTTTGATTTGCAATTTGTTGTTTTAATAAATCGGATATCTGTGCTTCAACTAATTGGGCAGCTACTTTATTTTTTAATTGAGTGATATATTCTTTGACACTATCAGTAACTTGATTTTGAAACTTTTCTTCATCTTGTAAATTTTTCAAACCAACACCATAATTGTCGTTAATTTCTTTAATTAATTGTGCTCTTTCTTTAGAACCAGCATTAGTGGCTTTTAATCTTGATAATAAAGTTACTAAGCCAGTGCCTTCTTTAGAAGTAGAATCTATAACACCATCAATTGCGGCCTTTTGTTCATCTAATTTCTTTTTTCTTTCTTCTTCTGCTTTTGCTGCTTCATCACTACCAGAGGCATATTCGATTAAACCAGCAACTAATAAACCAATCGCTGTAACAATTGCCACTAAAGGTAATGCATTAAGAGCCACTGCCCATGCTGACGTTGCAGTTGTGGCACCGACTGTAGCTGTTGCATCAGCCGTAGTAGCAACTGCCGCTGTAGCTGTAGCTGTAGCTGTTTGTTGAATTGCTGGAAATAAACTTTTAAATCCAGCGGTTATTTGTGTAACTCTATCACCTAACCCACCAAATGTTTCTATTGCTTGAGATAAATTTAACAAAGCTGTTAGTTTTACAAGAGTTTCATTTATAGCTTCACTTTCAGAACCAAATAAAGCCTGTGCTGCTACTATGCCTTGAAATCCAGCAATTCCAACTTGTGCTGTTGATGATAAAGCTCTACCCAATCTCTCAGTAGTGGATCCAGCCAATGCATTTACAACACCTTGTGTATCACCAATAGTATCTCTTAGTTCACCTGCTCTAACTGACAATTCTTGAAACCTTGCTGAACCTGGTTCTAATTGTTGTAACTCTTGCACTATTTGTCTTAACTCAGCTCTTAAAGATTGAGAAGATGTAGTAGCTTCTTTAACAGAGTTAGAAATATTTTTTGTAGATTGACCAGCTTCTTCTAAACTATTAGCTGCTTGAGCAGTCGAATTAAATGTCGTATTTAGGTTTTTTGCAGAATTATTTACACCTTTTAGGCTATTATCAAAACTTTTAGCATCATCTGTCAATGCGCCTAAGACTTTTTCTAAGTTGCTTGCTTGTGTTTGTAGACTTCTAAACTCACGTGAATTTTTCTCAACTTGTTGTAGTTCAGCATTAGTATCTGCAAGTGCCTTTTCAATTTGGCCAATAGTTGAAACGGTTTGTTCAACGCCATTGACTTTAATATTTAATTCAAAATTAGCCATCTATTAAACAATATTTATTAATCTGTGGTATGAGTAAGAACATAACCACTGAATTGTAGAAGTACCAACACCTGTAACGCTTACATAAACACCTGAAGCATCAGCTGACATTTCAACATCTGGTTGTGCTCCTGGCCAATTGGCACTTGAAGCATTAATTATAGGAACGCCAACTTCTGTTATTGTTCCTGAATCATTTATTGTATAACATCCTAAAATTTCAGCATGATAAGCAAAAGCCGCTGAATCGATTATTGTACCAATAACATAAGATTTTACCTGTATAATGTTACCACCAGATGCGGTAGCGACCCATGGAATTGAAACAATTGTTGTAGTTAATGCATCAGAAGTTCTTAATTGAGATTGAGCAGTTATCCAATCACTTCTATCGTATTGAGTTGAACCATCATCGTCAACACCTCTTACTGCTAATTGTTTACTAGCATAAACTGTTTCTGTATCATAATCAAACTTATTATAACCTAAACCTAAGTGAACCACTGAATTCAGTGAATTATCAACTTTAACATTTTGACCACCAATAACTACAGTTGAGCTACAATTCGACATTGAAGCTGAAACACAACCAATAAAAGCACTATCGATGTTACCAGCGCCTACAAATTTTGTACTTCTTGAATT